ATCCTCGATCACATCGCCGAGGGTCGAGAAGGTGGTTTCTGCAGCCTCGCCAACCGATCCGAACAGATCGAACAGGTTGCCGAGAATCGGCAGATCCGTGTCCGTGGGGAGCATGTCGAGAGCGGCGTCGAAGGCGTCCCCGATGACACCGCCGAGATCGCCGAGAGCCGTCGGCAGGTTGGTGAACAGTTGCTCACCGATGCTGTCGGAGATGGTCGTGCCGATCTCACCGCCGGACTCCTTGACCGCGGTGAAGTCACCATCGAACAGGGAGCCGAGCAGATCGAGACTCTCTGCCGCTGCGTCCCACGAGGACTGGATGACGTTGATGAACGCGTCGACGAGTGGCTGAACGACCGGGACGTTCGCCACCTTCTCGGCCAGCGACTCCAAGAGCCGGGTACCGAGATCGCCCGATGACTGGATCGCAGCGACGAAGGCGTCGGCCAGCGGGCCGGAGATGAACGCGCCAGCGGAAGTCACAGCGCTACTGAGAGCGTCAGCCATCGGACCGGCGATGAACGCACCGATCCCCGAAAGCGCCGAGCCGATCGCCGATGCGAGCGGCCCAGTGATGAAGGCACCCAGCGACGAGAACGCCGCGCCGACCTCTGGACCTGCCGCCGTCAGCGCCCCACTGAGAGCGGGACCCACACCAGCGACCGCCTCTGGCAGCGTGGTGGTGAAGAAGGTGCGCGCCTGCTCGAACAGAGCGTCCCACACCGGGGAGAGCGTCTCGATCGCGAAGGTGAACGCAGCCGTGAAGCCGGTAGCGAGAACGCTCCCCAACTCGGAGAACAAGCCGGGGAGGTTCTGAGTGAACGTGTCACTGATCGTCTGCCCGGCCATGCCGAGCCATTCCATCGCCGTGTCGAACTCGCCCTGGAACAGCATGGCGACACCGACGATCGCCTGCTGACCGGCAGTGATGACACCGTTGAAGATCTCCTGCACCTTCGCGGCGAGAGGACCAACCACCGGGAGGTTTGTCAAGTTCTCAAAGAGCGTGTTACCGATGTCTCGAACGCCCTGCGAGATGATGAACGGGAGTCGGAGGAACAGATCGCCAGCAGCACCCGCGACGCCCTCGAACGCCTCCTGTGCCCCGGTCTTGAACTTGTCCCAGTCGAGAGTGAACAAGCCCTGGAACATCTTGATGACGCCACCGAAGGCATCTTGGATCTTCCCGCCAGCATCGGTGAACGCGTCCTTGGCTGCGAGCAACGTATGCCCGAGAGTGCGGAAGGCACCGACGAGTGCGCCCGTGTTCCCGAGCACGTTGTCCATCGTCTCGCCGAAGCCCTGAGCGAAGTCGTCGGCTTCGATGAATACATCAGCGACGAGTTTCAGGTTGTCGAACAGATCGGAGAGGAAGTCGTTGATCGACTGCAGTACCGGCTCCAACTTGTCAGCGAGCAGGTTGACGAGGACGGCCAGAGCGTCACCCGCCGCCTTGCCTGCCGATGCCAACTTGTCGCCAATCCACGTAGCCACGACAGCGAGAGCGTCTCCGACGGCAGCAAGAGCCGCTGTGAAGCCTCCCGAGAACAGGTCGACCAACCGCTTGACGGCCTCCTGTAGATCCTCAGAGTTGTCCCACATCAACTTGAACGCAGCGGCGATCGCGAGCAGAACGAGGACGACCGGGTTGGTGACGATCGTCCACAGCCGTTGAGCCGTGGCGCGCAACGCCGCGTTGAGTGCGGTGGTGAAGGCAGTCATGGTGCCCATGACGCCCGTCGTGGTGGCAGTGCCCGCAGCCGCAGCCGCCTGAGCGGTGGCGTAGGCCCCAAGCCTGGTCGAGAGCGAACCGAACAGACGGAGCACCGGACCGACGGAAGCGGCCAGGAGTCCGAAGATCGTGATGAACCTGAACACGGCCGGGTTCAGCCCGGCGAGTTTCTGGAACAGCCCGGCAAACGCCTCGGCGATGTTGGCGACGGCGTCGAGAAGGCCCGACTCGCCGAACGCGATCGCCACGCCCTCGGCGGCGGACTTCAACCGGAGCATCGAGCCACGGATGCCTGACATCTGGATCTCGGCGATCTCGGCTCCACGGCCTGCTTCGGAAGTGGCCCCGAACAGATCGGTCATCACGTCGATGTCGAGTGAAGCAATCTCGGCCAGGTCTGCACCCTCAGCGCCAAGACTCGCCAACGCCTCCGAAGTGGTCAGCCCCTTCGACTGCAGAATCGAGATCGCTTCGATGAACGAGATGACCTCGCCCTCAGCGTTGACCAAGTTCCCCTGAGCGTCTCGGGTTGCCCCGATCATGTCAGCGAAGCCCTCCTGGCCCATCGCCGTGATCGCCCCGTTGAGTGCGTCTGTCGCCTCGGTGGCCGTGAACTCCTCGTTGATTAGACCGCCGAGCGCCGCGCTCGTCTCGTCAAGGTTGAATCCAGCGTCCTGCACGGACGACTGCGTGGCATCGAAGGCGGCAGTCAGGTCGGCCAACTGCGTCTCAGTGAGTCCCAACTCCTCGTTGATGGCTTCGATCTCGCCGCCTGCTCGACGGTTCGCTGCCGTCAGATCTTCGAGCGCAGCGGACCCCTGAGACACGAGAGCCTGGAAGCCAGGACCGGCGCGCAGACCGAAGATGGTCATGGCGTCAGCCGTGTTGAGGCCCGCCGTCTCGAACTGCTCGACGAGATCGACGAACGGCCGCATCTGGCCTTCGCTGTCGAACACCGAGATCCCGAGACGATCGAGAGCGCCAGCCGCCTCCTCACTCGGCTTGTTCAGTTTCGCGATCGCACCACGGAGAGTGGTACCGGCCATCGACCCCTGGATACCGGCGTTACCCAACAGACCGAGAGCAGCGTTGACTTCTTCGAGTTCGAGTCCCGCCGACTGAGCGACCGGAGCAACGAACTTGAACGCCTCGCCCAACTGAGCGAGAGACGTGTTCGTGCTCGTGAAGGTCTGCGCCATCACGTCGTTGACGCGGCCGATCTCGGACGCCTGCAGCGCATAGCCGGAGAGGACGTTCGATGCAATGTCCGCGGCCTGTGCAAGATCGAGGTTGCCAGCCGCCGCCAAGTTGAGTACGCCCGGCATGGCATCGAGGATCTCCTGCACCTCGAAGCCCGCCATCGCGAGGAAGCCCATGCCGTCCGCCGCCTGGCTGGCAGAGAACTGCGTGGTGCGGCCAAGTTCCTTGGCCTGCTCGGAGAGCGCCTCGAACTGATCGCCGGTTGCCCCCGAGACTGCCTGCACCTGCAGCATCGAAGTCTGGAAGTCGGCAGAAACCTTGACCGCCACAGCACCCAATCCGAGGATCGGGAGGGTCACGAACTTCGTCAGCGACTTACCAGCAGCCGTGGCACTCGCGCCCGCCGCCGTGAGGGTCGTCCCCATCTGGCCCAACTGAGTGTTCGCCGCAGCCGACGCCCCACCCATGCCCGAGATCGCAGCAGTAGCCCCCGCCATCTGCGACGAGAGAGCGGCGGAGAAGCCGGTTGAATCGGGGAGGATCTTGACGATCGCCGTGCCGACTACATCAGCCACGGGTCACTCCCCTTCCCCTACATCGTCGTGTCGGGCGCGAGTCGATGTTGCTCGCGCCACGGGTCATGGTCACTATTCCACCACGACGGAGCCTCCATGCCCTGCATACTCGCGGGCATGTCGGGGTCACTGACGATCTCACCACCGTGCTCGCCAAGTCTACCCATCAGCATGAGTTCGATCTTGCGAAGGGACTCGCCGTCCCGATCCTTGGTCAGCAGGTAGTACGCGTAGTCGAGCAGATCGACGGCGCTCAGGTCAACGAGCCGGAGACGCGAGGGGATGAGGCTCCCATTCGCCGCTGGCCCGAGATGTGAGAGGTATGCCGTCAGGACCCTGACGGTCAGGTAGGGCGTCCCGTGAACTCCTCGGCCATCTTGCCGATCAGCACGTTGAGTTCCTCGACCTCGATCACCGGCTCTGCCTCGAACTCCAAGAACTGCATGAACGCGTCCCGCTCGTCGGGCACGAGAGCCACGTGGAGGAAGTCGAGGATCGCCGTCATCTGGCGTGCCGGGCCGATCGACGGGTCGCCCGCGACGCCCATCTTCATCAGCGTGATGCCGGGCAACTTCGGGACGAGATGGAACGTCCGGTCGCGGATCGGGAAGTCGCGCGGCACGCCCGCCGCTTCCGCGATCTGAGCGCCCATGACGGCCGTACCGTCATGCGCCGACGCCGGGGCCGGAGCAGCCTGAGCGGCTGGCGCGCTCGCCGCAGCAGGAGCGGCAGCAGGAGCGCTCACACCGGCCTGCACTCCACCGGCCTGCACTCCACCCTGAGAAGAATCGGTCATCTCTCCACCTCGCGTCGTTGGATTCCGTCGTACATTGTTGCACACCTTAGCGACTGCCGACCACCAAGACGAGCGCGTCTGTCAGGAACGGGTTTGCCTTGGTTCCGGGGTGATCCACCTTCGGGGTAAAGACGATCATGCCCGACCTCGCAGGGAACCGGAGGATCGGGTTGCCGTGGATCTCGTGGGGACGAGTGCCCTGGTGGACGTAGATCGCGTAGGACGCTGTCGCGGTGACGCTGCCGACAAGACCCACCCCAGCGGGGATGACACTGGACACGATCGAGTTGCGGAGTTCGCCCGTGACGAACGGAGCGTTGCTCTTGGCGACAGCCTCAACCTCTCTCACGAGAATCTGCAGCCATCGGCCCACCGCCCCGCCTGGCGACGCGAGAAGGTGCTTGATCCCCGCCGGGTTAGGAACGAAGGTCGCGGCGAACGTGGGCATCTAGCAGCACTGGTCAGTTTCGAGATCGAAGAACCACGTCCAGCCTGCACACCCGCCTCGGGGGCACTCCGGTTCCATCGACCCCCACTTCACGTCGAGACACTCGTAGCCCTCCGGCCAGAGATCGCCCTGAGCATGAGCCTGGATCAGACAGCACCACAGGACCCGAGCGTCGACGAGAAGATCCTTCGCCGAAGCGTCGAGTTCGGATGCCGCCGGGAACGGGTTGGTCGCGTTGTCGACGAGCGTCGGGACACACGGACGCATGAGCCGAAGCCCGACGCGGATCGCCGGGGAGACATCGGTGCACTCTCGCGACGTGCCTTCGTAGGGGACCGGGAAGTTGCGGGTCGGGTAGATCTCGTCGATCCAGACGGCCAGGAAGTCGCAGCAATCGTCGGCCGGAACGCAGTGCGAGACGAAGCAGTCAGCGGGAACGCCCGTGACCGTGTCCTCCAAGCAGGCACAGCCGAGGCTCACGATGTGATCGAGCAGGTCGACGTAGTAGGCGGGGTCATTGAGCGGCACGAGACTCCTCCATCAGCCAGTGAACGTGGCGTTGCCAGGACCCTTGTCGGCCCGGAACACTCGCGCCCTGCGCTGCAACTTGTTCGGGTTCACCGAGGCCAGCCACATATCGACCTCGTAGATCCCGGTCTGGAACTCGTTGATGAACTCCAACGGATCGGCGAACAGCATGTCGACGCCTTGACGAGTGATCTCCTTGACTCGCTGCGGAAGCACACAGCCGGAGCCGCCGCATCGGTTCAGAGCGATCTGGCAAGCGAAGATGGCAGCGACGATCCGCCCGCCGTCGGTGACCGGCTTGCCGAAGGAGTAGGTGATGTGCCACGTGCCGGGATCGGCGAGACAGCCTTCCACGGGAGTCGCTTGGACGACCGTTGAAGCCCCGCCCACGAGCGACACGTCGGAGATGAACACCGTCGGGACCTGACCGATCGCGACCACGTCCCACTCGAACGTGTACGGCGTCGTGCCACCGGCATCGCCAGGTCCGCCTGAGACGGTCACAGCGCCCGCACCGACGTTGGCGAGGCCCTCCACGGCTGCCTGGACCACCGCAGCGCTGTCGGTCGCTCCTACGGCCACTGAGGTGACGATGGGGAGAAGCGTGTCCGGGTCGATCGTGGTGACCTCGATCTCCCACTGACCGCCCGTGGCGTCGACCGTGGCCGTGTCCTGGCGGTTCGTGTTCACGCACGAGATCCCGCCGAGGTTGTTCGAGCAAGGCCACGACGATCGGATGTCGCCGTTCTGGTCAAGGAACTGGCCGACCCAGCAGAGTTCCCGGTACGCCTTGATCTTGTAGTTCTGCGGCGGGATGACCTCGCCGTCGATCACGACCTCGGTGATGTTGTTGATGGTGCCCGGAAGATCGAGACAGTCGAGCGTGCACTTGCTCTGGCACGACCCCTGCACCTTGCAGTTGATGAAGCCCTTGCCGTCGCCGGTCGGGATCGGGTACGCCGGGGGGCTGCCCGGAGAGGGGACGACACCCCAAATCCAGTCGGAGCCACTGAGCAGCGCCCACCAGTTCGCCCGATCGCAGCCGCAGTTGTCGCCCTTGCACGGGTAGATCGTGCGCTCGCACACACCGGGGAACTGACGCCCGGACAGCCGGAACAAGATCTCGGTCGCGAACGCGATCGAGTCGGTCAGGTCGTAGCCCGGATCGAGGCCGGGGCAGCACGCCCGCACGTCCTCGGGAGTGGTCCACGGCTCGCACGGGACGGTAGTCGGGGGAGCAGCCACGCGCCCATGCTACCGCCCTCCCTCGAACGGGTCAGGGTTGGCGTCGTTCGAGCGCCCGAGCAGCGTCACGCCTGCGGTCGTAGGGCACCCGGTACCGATCCCCGACCTCGTAGAAGGCGGGCGCGCCCTTGCCGATCCGCCGGAATCGAGTCCCTGCGACCTTCGTGTCCGTGGAGCGAGTGCCTCCGACGATCCTGCCGAGCAGGACGCCATCTCGCCGCACCTCGTAGACGCGCCCTTGGTAGGTCTTGTCCACCACCGTGTAGGTGTACGGGTCCGGGTCGCTATCGTGCCGTGCCATCAGCCGACCATGTTCAGGATGCCGCGGACCCCACGGTGGAAGTTGGTCAGGTTCTCGTAGGACGCCGTCGCCGCCTCGACCTCCTCGCGGGTGGGAACGTACTGGTCCGGGTCGACGATCTCGAAAGCGTCGTCGGGGCCGAACACCTTGCGGCCGTCGTCGAGCAGCACGCCGAGCCGGTACATCAGGGTGTGCCCGTACTTCGCCGCGTACATCGGGGTGCGGTAGGAGTCGACGCCCATCCAGAACGTCTCGCCCTCGGAGCCAGCCTCGATGACCTCGCCCTTCCAGCGGCGGGGACGATCCGAGTCGGCCCCGTTGCCGATGACCGAGACTCGCTTGCCCTTGGCGTGGACCTTCGCTGCCCACTCGGCCTCGATGATCTTCATGCTCACGTCGCTGCGACGCATCGCGGCGCGGGCCTTGTCGAGCACCTCGGGGGTGGCGTCGACCGTGGCGTAGTTCGGGTAGGTCCAGCCGCGGGTGGTGGCGTACTGGATGTGCCTGATGGCGTCCGCCTCGGCGTCGTAGACGATGGCGTAGAAGTCGCTGTCGTCGTAGCCGTTGCGCTCGAAGGTCTGCAGGACAGCGCCCTCGTAGGCGATCTCGTAGTCGGCGTCACCGTTGCGCTCGCCGTTCTGCCATGCCGTTGCGTTTCCGGTGAAGGTTCCTACTGCCATGATTGCTCCTGTGGTTGGTTCTTGTGGTTGATGGTACTACGGGGGTGGGACACTCAACTCAGGCAGCGGCCTGACGAGTGGCGAGAACCGCCTCGATCTCCCGAGCGAAAGCGCCCATGCGGTTCATCGCAGCGAAGTGGCGGACCTCGTCGTCGGAGCCGGGGTCGAAGATGTTGTCGATCTCGGAGTAGCAGATGTGAGTGTCGATCACGCCGTCGAGCAGATCTTCGAGTTCGGCGACGGTCATGGCGCTCAGGTCGCGGTCGTAGGGGGAGGACGGGGTGGGGCTGTCGGTGATGGCCTTGCGAGCCGCAGCGATGTGACCGCGGACCGCAGCGTCGGCCACGTCGCAGTCGACGTGAGCGATGAGCCAGCGAGCGTGGCGGGAGTTCTTGCCGACGAGGTAGCCCTTGCCTGCATCGACCGGGCGGTTGCAGTTCTCGCAGGTCCCGGCGTAGCGGTTCGGCTTGCGGGTGATGGTGGAAGTCATGGTGGTTGTGGTTCCCTTCTCGGTTGGCTCAGTGCCGCCAGCCGACGGTGATGCCCTCGGCGTTGGCCTTGGCCCAGCAGCAGGCTCGGATGTTCTCGGTGTCGGTACCGAAGGTGTCGCGGCCCTGGCCGTCGCAGACCAGTTCGTTGCAGCACCGGGTGTAGCCCTCGGTGTCGAACAGGTTGTCGATGTCCTCGGCGGAGGTGCTGCCGCAGGACTCGCAGTGGTGGGTGCTCGTTGCCATGTCCATAACGTAGCCGACTCGGCTACACCATGCAAGTCAATCGAGGAAGTTTCTTCCCAACCGCCGAGATCGCACCGACCCTCAGACGCGCAAGAACCCCCACTCCGACCGGAAGCAGGGGTCCTTGGCTGACTGAGGATGAACGGCCGAAGCCGGGTGACTCAGGCCGTGCTCGGCATGTAGTCGCAGTCGTTGATGTTGGTCGGGAGTGCGGGGACGCACTGCCAAGCCATCGGACCGCCAGCCTGGATCGCAGCCTGATCGGCCAGCGTCCAGAGATCGGCGTCGACGCCTGCGGGGAGGATCGGGCCGGGGGAACCGACCGGGTAGTTCGGGAGCGTCGGGTACGCCGGGTCCCACGAGGGGAAGGTGAAGTCGGGGAAGGACGGGAACCACAGCGGGTTGTTCTCGGCGTAGCCGGAGAGCACGATCTCCAACGGACCGTTCGTGTAGTTCAGGCCACCCGAGATCTCCCAGTTGATCGTGCGGGGAAGGACCCACTCGATGTAGAGATCCTGCATGACGCCGTCCACGGTGCAGACGCCCTTGTCGGCGTTCTTCGACCAGAACTGCAACTGCTTCGAGTTCTCGCAGGCAGCGATGGACTTGCTCTCCCGCATGACCGCGCCCTTGAAGCCGCCAGCGCCGTCGTCGAGCAGGGTCGCGCCGGTCAGCATCTCGATCACCGGAAGCGGAACGCCGCAGAGCATCAACTCGATGTCGAAGCCCTTGAGTCGGTCGCAGTCCTTGTCACGGATGCAGATGTCACCACACGCGTTGACCGTGGTGATGTCGTTGCCCGTCTCCACGTCGGGGGAGAGGTTGATCTCCATGAACCCGCTCGTCTCGATGCGCGAGTTGGGCGTGAGCGGATCGAGCACGATGTCGCACTCGGTCTGGCGCGTGATCCGCATGGCACACGCCTTGATGGACTTGGGGCAGCAGATCGCCATGTCATCTCCTCCTCGGAGCCGTCAACCCTCGACGTGTAGTCGAGGTTCATCCTCAGCCGCCATCTTACGGCAACCGATCTCGCCGGAGCGTCATCCCTCGAAGTTCGAGTCCAACTCTCGCAGCACGGTCTTGCGGGGCTTGTCCCGCGACTGCTCGGCGGAGAGCGCGACCGATCGGCGCTCCTCGTCGTCTCCCGCCCACGTGAGCACGTCATCGGCGCTCATGCTGGACAGGTCGACCGACTCCTCGGCGGGAGCCTCGACCGGAGCCGGGACCTCAGCCTCGACCGGAGCCGCAGGGGCCTCGACCTCAACCACAGGTTCAGGCTTGGGATCGGCAGATCGACCAGATCGGTCAACTGCCGGGTAGCGCGAGTGGCGACCACTCGTGACCTTCGGAACGCTCATGCGAATGACTCCTGTCCGATGCTTGGGGCAACCCCGTCATACAGGATAGGCCCTTGGGGGTCGCCATCTCGGACAATGACCTTGCCCTGTGGACGAACCGTGAACAACGCGGTACCACCCGAGTTGGCGTTGCAGGCGATCTCGTGGTGGTCGTTGGCGACCTCGGTGAAGAAGGTGACCTCGTGGCCGGTCCGGTTCGAGACGTGCACCTCGACCATGACCTCGCCGCCGATCGCCTTGAAGTCAGCGGAGGCACTCACCATCGGTGGACGCTCTGGACGAGCGGACCGCTGACCCGAGCGCGCCGGGTAGCGACGCCACCGTTGACTGCGCCCCTCGCGATCGCTCCGAGCCACGATGTTGTCGATCTCACTCCGTACCGGCATCTTGCTCCCCTCGTCGAGCGGCCCGGCGATGGGCTGCCCACTTCCACAACCTAGAGTCCGACCACAGG